CAGTCGAGCAGGGGGGGATCACGACGGCAGCGATCTACGACAACATCGTGGCGGTGGTGAATAAGGATGACGTGGAGCTTGCGCGGTCGCTCAGGAAGGTGTTAGGGCTGCGCGGACGTGACAGTATGGTGCAGGTGATGGCTGCGGAAGCTCTACGGATGAGTGAATTGCGAGGGGAGAAGTCAGCGATCGATTATGTCGTCAAGCATCAGAATGTCATCCGGGAGTTGATCGGATGGCCAGCGTTCGAGGAATTGATGGGGATGGCGAAAGTGGCGGGAGTGTTGACTGAGAGAGTCAAGGCGCGGTCGCCTAAGATATTCGGGTGGGAGCACTCAGTCGCGCCGGTGTTTGCGCTGAGTGCGGTCATGTCAGGACATTGGTCGCATGCAGGGAAGTTAATGCTTGTGCTGCCTGCGTACCACATTGGGCTTGCGGCGGTGCAGCGGATACACCAAACACCGATCGCGAAGAACTTGATGCGGACGGCGGCACGGATGAAGCCGGGCAGTGCTGAGTTGGAGGCACTGGTAGACCGGACTGAGGGCGTGCTGCGCCGTGCGACGGTGATGAGCACGGTCGGCGCAGGGCAAGAGACGCGGACGCGTCAGTAAGCGCCGAAGAGAAGAATGAGGAATAAGAGCCAGTAGAGTGGCACCCAGGCTGGCATTGTCAATCTCCGTGTCCGTTAGGCTTTGACTCACTCAACTGAGCATTCTCACCGAACTGATAGAACACTCGCCCGCCGTCCGTCATCGCTGCGAGCCAGTGCGATGCGATGAGATGATCGAGGAGTTCTTTGGCGCGCCCATACGTCATATACTGCGTCGAGAATGAGAACACTTCGACTTGGCTGACGTGGCCGTTCTTTTTGATACCTTCCTCAATCCCGCGCCACACGTCCATGTTTAGGCGAACGTCGCGGTTCGCGGCTTGGCGGGAGTGGAAGACTTTGCCGAGTTCGTTCTCTATCTCGTCGCAGCGGGCGACCGAAGATTGCATGTCGTCGAGAGTGATGAGAAGTTCAGAGCGGCGACTAGCAGCTAGAACAATAGCCAGCTTAATAACATGATCAAGTTTCCGAGCGAGATAATAAGACAGCCAAGGGTCATGATGCGGATGACGATTAAGTGCTGTTTGTCGGCGGCCATGTGCATCATAGAGTTGTTCATAGAGTGACTCCGCGTCAGGAGAGAAGGTGTATGTGCCTTGAAGTTGGCTGATCTCGATGAGGTCGTCACGGAAACGGGACATGGTGGAGTCGTATGTGCCAGCCCAGAGCTTGTGGGGGAAGGCGACTGAGCGCTCTTTCTCGTCGCAGTGGAGGAAGATGATGCGAGAGGAGAGGCCCCAGCCGCCAAACCGGCCACGGAAGTTATCACGCATCCAGTCAGGCGTCGTGCCCGCAATGATATTGACGAAGGGGTTCATAATGGTATCTGTACCCTGCGTCTTCGTGCGTTTGGTGAACGCGGAGTTGACTTTGCCATCGTAGAGCTCAGTGAGCACGTTCACCATTGAACGGTCTTCGGGGTCGAAGAACGTGCCGAATTCACTGATAGCGAGGGTGATTGCACTCGTCACAGTGTGGTTCTGGTCGAGGAGGTCTTCGAGTGGGACTGCGCCAGCGTCGCCCTCGGCGAAGATGTCTTTGGCCTCGGCGACTTCTTCTACGAAGCTCTGCCACGTCGAGCAGTCAGCACCAAGAATGACGTTGGGGACTTCGCGGAGTAGACCAACGCCAACGTTGATCGTGGTGGATTTCTTTACTAGACCAGGCGGGCCGACGAGAATTATATAGAAATTTGGGTAATGTCGATAGTGGCCTTCGTCTACATATACGCGCCTACGCAACACGCCTGCAATCGCGCTCACGCCTGTCCAGAAGTGGAAGCGTTCAGGCGCTTCACCTTTTGGGGTGAGGGTTGAGACGTAGGCGGCGAGCCAGTCAGAGTGGTGGCGAGACATTAATTTCTACCATTCTCTAAGCGCCATTTTGCTTTGTATATAGTTGCACAAGTTAAACAACCAGTTCCACTTGAACGTTTACGAAATGGATGATTGCCATAATCGCACCAGTTTGGGTCTTTCCTCTCATGCGCAATACCATGTTCTTCTGGAGTCATCTTTTGTAGATGTTCTGGATTACAACAAGATTTGATCTCACACTTATGATGTAAATCTAGCATTGCTAAATCTTCACCAGTTACAAGCTCATAAACAAGCCTATGTACTCGTACATTTCTATCTCCTACTAGCCCATAGCCGTATGGATCAAGATATCCGTCGTGATATATCCAGCAGCCAGAGAAAGGTACAAAATGACAGCGAGGCAAGATATAATCTAGTCCGTAAGTGACAGTTCCACGTCTAGACGTTCTTCGTTCCATGTTTTCATACTCCCCCAATTAAGAGAACTCCATTTAATTTCACAAGGAATTACTAAAGGATCATCATATGGGATCACTACGCACATGGCTGTTCTAAGTCTAGTTATTAGAGCATTATTTACTGCTTTAAGTGGCACTTGCAGCAGTAAAGAATCATGATGTTGCATAAGAAGTTCAACGGGCCAGCCCTCACACGTCATACACTCTCCGCAGCCGCGCTGGCCGAAGATGCCGCGAGCGCAGTCAACACGGAGCATGGCGTGGTTGATCGTGACGGCGACGGTGGATTGAGCGATCCACGCGAGAGCTTGGCCGAGGAGATTGTCGCCCCGAGCGCGAGGGTCTCCGCCGCCGACATACAAACGCCGAAACCCAAACTTGTTGTAAATCACAGGGTTCTTGCGAGAGCGCAGGTCGAACTCAAGGCGATCATGGAGTGCACCGATCTCAGGATTTTCTACACGCGTCCACCAATGCTGACACGATGCAACATGATCTTCGGGGAGGACGAGCACGGACGCCACTGTACGAGAACGTCCTGCGAAGTTCGTAGCGTGTTGCCAACGCTTAGAGTTGTCGCGATAGGACATTCCGTTCGAGTGCATGGTGGTGCGTGGAGGTCCGATCTCCCGCACGCGATGGAAACTCCCATTGGAGTATTTCTCAGCGTACAAGTGATAAGCGTTGGGAGTGTGTAAGTCTGCGTCATTGCGGAGTGCGTCCTTAGCTTTGGTTGCGCCAGCTTCCCACATGATTACGAACGCGTCAGCGGCGCGTAGGTCGGCTTCGACGAGCGCGTAGTCGGAGTCGGGCAGATAGAGAGCGCGGAGGTTGGGGAGATGGAGAGCGTAAGGGTCGTCAGTCATCGTCTTACTCTTCTTCTAGAGCGTCTTTGATCGGCTTCTCGTCTACAAGTCATACATTGTTTATATCCGAGTGGACTTGTGTAAATATTGTCACTTATTAATTCGTGTCCGTTTATACAATGTGTAATAGCGTGTTCTGCTTTATGCTCTTTTCTAGTTAGAAGCTCTAAATGATCTGGATTGCAGCAGGATTTTACTTCACATTTATGATGTAAGTCCACGCCTACAGGTACATCGCCATATGCGAGAATATATGCTACTTTGTAGGCAATTCTAGTACCTGTTTGATTTTTAGCTACTTGTCCATAACCACAAGACAATCCCCACTCATACAGCCAGCAACCACTGAAAGGTACTGGAATGCAGTTGTGAAATATTTGGTCTAGACTTATTTCCACCATCCTTCACTCCTACCTTTAAGATAAATATCTCGGCACGCGAGCACGTCGCCCATTGCGGTGTGGGCGTCGTCGAAGTCGCGGCCGAGACAGAAGCGGTGCGCTTCGGCGAGCGAGGGCCATTTGTATTGACCGGGGTGGCGGCCTGGGAGACGCATGCGAGCGGTGAGGGCGCGCATTGTGCAGAAGGGGCGAAGGAGGCCGAGCGGTGCAGGGTCTAGGCCGAGCGCGCCAATTTCACGCAGTAGCATACGAGTGTCGAATGAGAGATTGTGGGCGATCAGCGTGCCGTGGACTCCAAGGCCGTCTTCGTCAGCGAGCGCGACAAGCTCGTAGAGCCGTCGAAGGACATCGCTGAGGTCTTCCCCCACGGCGCGCGCACGTTCGAGTGTGATACCGTGGACACGTTCGGCAGCAGGGTGGATCGTCCAGTCAGTCGGACGGATGATGGCGTTGAGGGAGGAGTGATGACGTAGTAGGGGCGTATGATCTCCCATCGCTCTGCGTGCGTCTTGTTTGTCTGTGTCTATCTCTCCGAGCCACGCCGCGAGTTGGACGATGTGGGGTTGGGAGGGGTGTGTGACGGGGAGATTGAAGTCGGGGAGGCCAGAAGTCTCTGTGTCAATGAAGAGGAGCATGTTATTCATCCCATGTTTGGTAGTATTCTTTGGAGAATGTAAGAGGGAAATCAGGAAGCTCCCAACCTTGTCCTGTAAAGTTGCCAAGGGAGATATGTGCTTTGAAGTCGGGATAGTCCCATGTTGCTCCGGCAGCACGCAGTTCAATGTGTCGTTCAAATAATCGTTGGTTGTCGAAGCGTAGGACAAGTTGATTTCGTAGTCGTTCAAATATGTAGGGAGGTTCAACAACAAGTGGAAAACATTGCGCCTCTTTGTAAGGAAACCATGCTTTGGAATAGATAATGGTGGCATGGGGTTTCTTAACGACAACCGTTTTACGCCATAGTAGAAATACTGACTCAGGAGCGAGTAGCGCACCTACATAATATATACGTGCCATCACACACCTACTGCGAGGTCGTCTTCGCCGACAGGAGTGGCGAGGTCGGCTTGGGAGTCGTCGAGAGGGATGAAGCCCGGCAGCGCGGTGATCGGGGGAGTGCCGGGCTGATCGACAGCGACAAGGACGCACGCCTGAGCGGCGAGCATGAGTGGGAAGGGGCCAGCCATGTACGCGTCGTCAGGGACGCGTGGCACACAGCCAAGCAAGCGGCCAGTCTGATCGCGGACTGGCGTGAATGGATCGGAGAGACAGCGGAGGTAGTTGTCAGGGGAGAGAGGCATGAGTTAGGCACTCCAGTTGAAGTAGGCGTATAGTGGAGGATGATCTTCGAGATATTTGACACGTTGCTCAGCTACAGCGAGTAAATTTCGCATATTAGCAATATCAGCTTTGGCACGAGCAAGTTGGTTCTCATAACGCCATGCCGTATCTGAGGTTTGGTATGTGGTAAGGTTGCTGTCCACTTTTAATCTCCATCAGGGCGTTTGATGTTTTGGAGGTTGCCGCCCTCCCCGAACGCAGTTTCGTTACTACTGAACCGGAAGGTTTCGACGAATGCAATATTGAACGCGTGGCGCATGCGTCCGTCAAGGGAGGGAGAGGCGTCGAGTGAGGCGCGGAGAGTGTCGAGAGTGCGGTAGTTCTGGATTTGAGAGATGAGAGGGGCGATCAGAGGGACGCGGCGCGCGTGCGTGGCGAGTGCGGCGTCGTCGAGACTGACTGCACCTGTCTTCCTGTTCTTGATCGGAGGGAGTTGAAGGTCGTCGTGAAAGAGGGCGCGCATTTGAGGGGTGGAGTCGGGGTTGAAGTCGCAGCCCGTCGCAGTGTCGAGCCAGGAACGACACTCGGCGGCGTCGGCGGCCAAACGTCGCTGCGCCTCGGCGGCACCAGCACTGTCGTAGCGAAGACCGTGAAACATCATTGAGAGGACGGGGGCGAAGAGACGCATCTCAAAGTCGAGTTGATCTTGCAGACCAGCCTTCGCCACAACGTCGGCGAGCACGTCGGCACATTCGGCGGTACGTACACAGTCTTCACAGTTGTAACGCCAGTAGGTTCGTGCATCACCAACACTTGGATCGAAGTTCCGTCCGTCATCTTTCCAGAAGCGGTAGTAGTCGCAGTACATGGAGGCGATGAAGGAGAGTGATAGGGAGCTTCCTTTCTTATCCACCTTGCCGCTAACAGGGTCAATTCGGCCACCGAGGAGTCCGGGGAATGCGACATGTTGAGCAACCTGTGTGTCGAGATGGAGACGGGGGAGCATAGCCCAGCGGCGCGCGATTACTTGGCAGTCCCAGATTGCGTTGTGGAAGATGATTGGGCGAGCACTGAGGACTGTTCGACAGGCTTGTGTCGCGAGATATTCTTCTTCAATCGAGGACCAGTAGTGTACTCCTCGCTCAGCGCCACTTGTCGGGTGAGTGAATGGAATGCAGATAGCATGGAGTGGGTCAGCGGCAAATCCAATGCAATCGACGCGTCCCCAACCTTCCGTGTCACACGTAACCGGACGATCCGCATCGCTAAGATATGTGTGAAACCACTCATTGATGTCTTCGATTGACGGCTCAACGACAAACTCCCATGCGGGGCGACAGACTTCGCGGAAGTGGGACTCGCGCTCGGCCCGCCGTAGGTCTTGGACGACGATGGGGCGGTGGGTCCATGAGCGGAGTACGTCAGCGGGGTGGAAGGTGGGGATGCACTTACCTAACGGCGTATCGAGAACACTACCTCGCCATTTCGTAATACCCATTTCACCTGCCACGGCCCAGAGCGGTGTTCCCCCGAGTGCGAGTATGAGGACAGGGCGATGTTCTCTAAGGAGTTCAGTAAGATGTAAAACTCCTTCCCGGATTGGCTGCGCAGGAAAACGTCCATTGATGGCAGCGATCCCTTGCTTCTTTGCTGCGGTTGGGGAGTAGAACCACTGGTCGATGTCATTGTGGACCCACTTTCCGTTCTTGAGGTAGGAGGGAGGGCGCTCGTGGCACACATTGGTGGCGAAGCACTCGGAGCGAGCGATACCGGCTTCGGCGAGCATCTTGTCGAGTTCGTAGCCGGAGGGGCCAGAGAACGGGTGGCCCGACGCGACCTCGCGCTCGCCCGGCGCTTCGCCGATCAAGTATATTTTGCTGTTGGGATCACCATCCTCTATCCATTTCATGCGTACATACCTCCACTGCTGATGTTGTATTTCTTGTATCCAGCTTGAGGCATTATTTGACTCCGATGAGCCAGATGGGGGAGGACGGCGAGCCATCTTCGATCCAGGCGCGAGTCACTCACCGCCTCCTGCTGCAATAGTGACGATGTTGCGATTGAGGAGTGGACGTTCAGAGGGGGTGAGCTTGTTCCATGCGGCAGTGGTGGCGAGAGCGCGAGCGTGTTGCTCTGCGAGGGGAGGAGTCCAACCAGGGGCAGGGAGGCCGTCAAGTTTGGGGTGATGGAAGCGGCAGAGCCAGATTGGAGGAGTATCACGCGGCGCGAAGTTGAGAATGCAGGCGTCGGGGATGCCGGCGTGGGTGTGGCAGCCGTCGAAAGAGCAAGTGACGTTGGTGAAGGTGTGTGGAGGGGGAGAGCGATCTACGCCGGAGCGGTCGGCGGCGATAAGATAGTGTAGACCGTCGAGGGCGAAGTGGAGTTGTGAGTAGTCGCGGAGAGTGGGGTGAGCACGGAGGAATGGTTCGACGAGCGCAGCGAACTCGGCGGCGAGTGGGTCGTTAGAGCGGTAGTTTGACATGAGACGATTTCCGCTGTGGGAAATGATAGCGCCACGCTTCGGCGAGTGTGCGGTGGGAGTGGAAGGGGAAGTGGAGAGGTTCATCAGAGTCGAAGGCGCCTCGGGGGAGCGGAATTTGTCGAGCGGCGCGTTCTTCGGGAGACTCATGGAAGTACTTGCTGACACGAGGGGAATTAGACATTGAGTTTCTCCGCGATCTCGCCAGCGCACGCGGCGTAGCCAGCGCCGTCAATGTAGTCGTCGAGGTTGTGAGAGCCAGAGTAGCGACGGGCGATCTTGAGAGCTTCGAGGAAGTTGGCGACATCGAGAGCGGTGAGAGAGATAGCGCGCAACATGTGGAGCATGTCTCCGCGCTCAGTGTCGCTTAGAGCTTCGCGACGTGCTTTCGCATTGAGTATCGCGTTCCAAGCGTCGGCGGTGTTGGTGAAGTTGATTGACTTGTCGCCGTGAGTGACGGCGCGATCGCCGCCGACGAGACGAGCAGCAGTGGAGCAGATGTCAGCGGCGGAGTGTGGAGTAGGGGGAGGGCGCATGGTGAGAGCGGCGGCTACGTTCTGCTGGGAGCGGAGGCAGACGATTGCCTCGCCGCGATTGTGCGCGGAGAGGGGATGGCCGCACTCCCAGAGTTGCACTGGCGCGTCGGGGGCCGAAGCCCCCTCGCGCGTGGTGTTGCCGTAGCCGTTTGGTGGTGGAATAGGAGTCGGATCGGTCACTGCGCTGCCTCCCGCTGACGTGCTTTCTCGGGAGCGGCGACGCGCGTGATCTCCGCGTAGATAATCTCGGCGTCGTTCGGGTCGGGGCGATGCTCGATGTGGACGAGCGCAGTGGCGAATGCGAGTGACGAAATGTTGAACGATTTTTGCTTGTTGAGACCAGTCGCGTCGAGCAGGCGTTTGAGTCGCATATTGCGGTTGGTGCCCCAGTCGAGTTGGGGAGGAGTGGAGTTCGTCAGGTCGAGCATGAGGGACTGACGGACGACGACTTTCTCCATGTTGAGTTTGGATTTGATGGTATCGTCCATGAGTTCCCAGGAAAGTTCGAGCGCGGCCCACGGCTCACCGGCGCGAGTCTTGTCGGGGCCGACGATGCCCGAACGTAGGGAGTCTTTGGTGAGCGGCTGGCACTGCGCGATGTAGTCGCCGATGTCGGGGAGGACGAAATGAGTGTCGAGGTTGCCTTTGTGTGTGGTTTCGAGGAAGGAGTTGACATCGAAGAGAGACGTGGTAGATTGGGCCATGTGGGTGAGTTCTCCAGGGAGTTGCACGGGGTTGTGCGAGAGGAGTGCCTAGCGGACAAGTCCGGCGGCACGATCTTGTTCAGAGAGAGTGATGAGCCAGTGTTCAAAGGCAGGGATGATAATGTGGGTGTAAGCAGGGTCGGGGCGGCCTCGCGCGGCAGCGCCGTAGCCTTCGTTGTAGCCAGCGAACCACTCAGAGAGAGTGGGGGCGCGTCCGAACGCACGTTCGAGAACGTCCCAGCCTTGACGGAGATAGGTCATCCCGCAGAGGATATTGATGGGAGGGTCGTAGAGTGTACCGTTGATGATTGAGGGGTTGTTCGGCAGGTCGCCCGGGTCGGGCATGTGGGGAAAGACGGGGCTGAGATAAAGTTGAGTGCCGTCGCCGGAGTGGAGCGCCGCTGCTGTTTGACTGAGTAGCTGCATGTAGCCGTATGAGGCGTCATGGATACGAGGCTCATAACGGCGCGCGAACTGGCGGAAGGCGGACTCGACTTGAACAACAGCCATAACGGAGGAGGAGAGGAACCAGTTGGAGAAGTGAGCGGCGTTGGTGGTGTTGATGACGGAGAGGACGGAGGATTGTTCGGGGGTCATGTAGTTGCATCCTCTACAATGTCGGAGCTAGCGGTGACGCTGACATATGGATAATCACCTTCTGCTACCATAACGGCTTTTTCAGGGTCGATATTGTGGTGATTGCAGATGGCTTGCTTGAGAATGAAACGTACCTCATCCGGTTCCATTTCGACATGGAATTTCATGTGTCACCTAAACAGTTGTGAGAAATCAGGAGTGAGAGATGTGGAGAGTGGCAGGCGGCGGCGTTTCAAGCCGCGGCCGAGTTCTTCGGTGTTCCAGACGTACTTGCCGTCAACGCACTCAGAGATGATGATCTCGTCAGGCTTTTTAGCCAGCTTAGGGGCGAGTTTCTGACCGATGGTGGAAGTGGTGAGAGTGGAGAGGCCGGTGAGCGGAGAGACTTCGCGCTCGATGTGGGCGAGAAGAATTGATGTGCATTTAGTCCCGCTCCACGCGAGGTCCATGAAGCCTTCGATCTGAGCCTGGATGCCGCCATACTCGGGAAGTGAGAGGAAGGGACGACTGCCTACGGTCGAGAACGTGACCATGCGGGTGAGGCCGGTGAGGCCGTCGAGAGCGATGGCGCGAGAGTCGTCCCACTCGCCCACGTCGCCGAAGTCTTCGCCGCAGTTGTCGCACGTAAAGCTCGCACACGTAGCGAATAGATCGAGGAATTGAGTGTAGGAGGAGCGGCCGGGGTCAACAGTTTTGATTGCTTGTTCGATGGAGGAGGCGTGCATGACTGCGGCCCACTTGCGCATGACAGTCCAATCGACCGCAGCAGGGGGGTGGTAGTGGATATGGATACAGGGCGACGGTGCGGAGGGTGAGCCACAGAGGTTTGGGCCGAGAGTGGCTTCGGCTCCGGGTTCCATTGAGATGAGGAAGACGGAGAGTCCTGCGCCGGACTTTACTGCGCCACGCTCGTCAATGTACTCAGGGAGGAGAGTGATGAGGGAGCGGGTTTTGCCTGTGCCGATGTCGCCTTGGAGGAGAATGTTGGACTTCATGGAGTGCGTCCGAATACACGATCAACGATATCGAGAGAGCGTTGTGAGGTTTCGATGATCGCGCGCTTGGTGGCAGTGTGATCGACGGCGAGGAGAGCTTGTGCGATAGCGTGACGACGCATAGCGTGTTGGAGAGAAGGGTGTTCGTGTGTGGCGATGTTTTCGAGTGCGAGGAGGAGTGTGTCGGCACGAGTGAGTGCGTCTTCAATTGTCATAGCGACGCGTCTCCATGAATGGGACATGAGGGGACAGCTTCCCACCACTCGTCAGGCGAGCTAGACGGGCCGTGGTGAATGCAATCACACTCGCCTTCGCCGAAGTCGTCGTCGGCGACGAGAGTGTCACTGACGCACGGCGGAGCGGACGCACTGCGGAGCGGCGGTAGGGGAGGGGTGTTTGAGCGCATGTCACGTCTCCTGTCGAGTGAGTGGGTCCCAGCGCCGGACTTCGTAGGAGTCGAGCCAAGAGTCGGGGTGTTCGGAGGAGCAGAGGTCGAGGTAGGAGCAGCCGCCGAAGTCGGCGCATGCAGTGTCGAAGCGTTGACTGAATGGATGGCTAACTGATTGTCCGAAAGCGTGATCGTCGCGCTCATCCATGAATTGCATGTACTGTTGGCACATTTGATGTGTGTCGGCCTGCAACTGCGCCAGCCACGCGTCGATCATCCAGGGAGGGCGGGGGGCGAGTGCCCAACCGAGTTTGATGTCGGTCTTCATTACTCCCATGCCGCGCACGATGAAGCCTTTGAGGTTGACGCCGTACTCGCGGGCGAGCCATACGTAGCCAGTGAATTGAGAGCGGAGTTTCCACTGCGCTCGCCAGTAGTCGGTGTTCGGGTCGGAGCCGGTGGTTTTGTCGTCGAGTCCCCAGACGGAGTGTTGGTAGTCGCCGATGAGATCGAAGCGACCTGCGTAGAGGATTGGCTCGCCAGTGTCGGGGTGACGTGAACTGGGGATAGGGAGCGCGCCAGAGTATTCGATGCAGGGAGCGCCGTCACGGACGTGGATTTGAATAGGGTCGTCATCGAGCGGCCACTCTCGGAAGTACGATTGGAGAGTGTGGAGGGCAGCAGAGAGGGTCTTTGCGGCTTCGGTGCGAGAGGGGTTGTCGGGAGGGGCGAAGTCGCCCCACGCGTGGATGACAGCCTCACAGGCGTCGTGGAGGGCGTCAGACGTGTCGCGCGTGGAGAAGTATGTGCGCCGGGCGATTTCGAGGCCGCGAGCGATGACAGAGCCGAAGTGAAGATGGACAGACGAGCCGGGCTTCGAGAGGCCGCAGACGTGGCGGCGGAAGAAAGCGTGAGGGCACTTGCGCCAGTCAGAGACTATTGTAGCGTCGATGACGCGAGGGAACGCTACGTCGCCGCGTTCAGTAAGAACTCCGTCACGAACTGCCGCTCTGGCGAGGGTTTTATCCACTGCAAAGCACTCCACATTCAATGAGTGCGGGAGTGCTACGTTCGATTAACAGTTTCGTTGCTATAGCTGATGCGACACCGCAGGAGAACCAGGAAATCACACCGCCTACGGCGGCTGGCGCAGTCACTTCGCGCCTCCAAAGAGTGTGTTGATGTCGAGTTGGACAGGTGCGGACTTGTCGGCCTTCTTCGCGGCGGCGCGAGAGCGTGCGCCAGCGCGGGAGGCGTTCTCGCGGTCGCGTGAGATGTCGAGGAGGAGTTTGCGCATCTCGGCGGGAGAGATACGCTCGCGGTTGAAGACACGGAGCCTGATGTCCTGCAACGACGCGAGTGTGTCGAGCGAGGCGGTGTCGGTGTGGTCGGTCATGGCGAGTGAGCCTCAAGCGCGGCGATGAAGTCGGGGATGTGGGATTGGAGGAACCAGCACAAGTTGATGTAGGCGTGCCCTTCGGTCAGACCGTGCGCGGCGTTCTCAGCAGCGAGGCGACGAAGTTCGGCGGCGATTTGTGCGGGTGTCATGGCGGGGAGACTTTCTGTGCGTCGAGCCATTCGCGGAGAATACGTTCCATAGTGTTGCCCCATGTGCGGTAGCGGGGGCGTCCGGTGCGTGGGTCGAGCATGACAATACGGAGTTCGTCGTGGAGCGAGCACGGCAAGCGGAAGGACATGATGCGAGTGGGTTCGCCGTTACGGCGTCGGGTGTTGGGCATTAGCCTAACGGACAACGGGCGCAGCGCGGGCGCGCGCAGGGTCGGTGATCGTAGGGGCAGTCGATGGAGAGGTTGAGAGCAACATGAGCGTTATGCAGTAGTTCTAGAACAGCTTTCTCGCCCTGTTGAGTAATAGCAAACGCAATCACTTGTGGGTCGGCAATAGAGCCGCCGTAGTTCACCACGGCACGGATGCGCGGCGGGAGATGATCGAACGCAGTCATACGAGCAGCACAATCACGGCGTGGTGTGTTGTCGCTGTCGTTGCTGGTGTCGCTCACTTGCGCCTTTTCCTTACTACCTGGGGTGGGTGCGTCTAGTGGTGAACAGACGGAGCGGCTGTCGCCAGCCCCAGCGGCGCACAAAGACTGGCGGCGACTGCTCAAACGTCTGTTCACCATTAGAAGCACTCTTCGCAGAACGGGACGTTGACGTGAGTTTCGCGGCGTTCTCGGGGGAGAGTGGCGAGGAGAGAGGGCGCTATTGCGTCGGGGCCGGTGGAGCGGTAGTGGACGGTGTGGGCATTGGCGGCGTAGCGGACGAGCACGTAGGGGGCGACGTGGCGAGTGGAAGCTCCGCAAGAACAGTGGGAGATGGTGACGGAGAGGAGGAGGGAGGAGGGCGTTTCGTCAGCGTGGGGGGAGATGTGGCGAGGCAGAGGGGAAGGGGCGGCTGGGGCGCGTAGGGGCGTTGTGGCGCGGGCGATCAAAGCGTCGAGAGGGATCGGAGGGGGAGCGGCGGGAAGGGCGCGTGGGGCGGCAGGGCTGGCGGGCTGGCGGGGCTTTCCCCCGCCTGTCGCCATCGTAGCCTCCATTGATCGGGCCATCGCCCCCTCCATTGCTACCACCGGGCGGCAGCGCCTGGGGAGTGTCAACATTATGCGCTGATGGCATGTTGACAGGTTCGGTTATTTTTGCATATTAGCTATGATGAAAACGCAGAAGAAGGACCGCACTAAAAAGGAAAAGCCCCGCCAGCGGTGAAGCCGGCGGGGCGACGTGAGGGGAGAGAGTGCGGTCAGTTCGCAGCGGCGGGTTGCTCGGTGGGCGCGTTGAACAAGTCGAGCATGCCGGTGGACTTCGCGGACTTCGCGTCGGCAGCCATGCGTTTAGCGCGCTCGGCGACGATGCGGGAGAGGGCCGTCTTCACGCGAGGATCGGAGTTTTCGAGAGCGGTGTAGAGCTTCGCTTTCGAGTGAACGTGGACGATGCGGCCTTTCTTGTCGCGCTGTTCAGTACCGTCCGCAAGGCGCTTTGGCTCGGCGAGCATGTCGTCGAGTTTCGCGGCGATGACGTGGACAGGCTGGCCGGTGACTTCGGCGAGTGCAAGGGTGAGATCGTCGGGCTCAGCGTCGGACATCGAGCGGCCCGGCGTCCATGAGCCGTCAGTGACGGTGGCGATGAATTTGTCCCACTCGCGGCGAAGATCGGACGCGGAGGGGTTCTCGAGGCGGTTGTAGATGTTGGAGAATGTGTTGATGACGCCGCGCAGCATGAAGGCGTCCATGAGAGTTTCGTGGACAACGGCGGGAGTGAGAGTGATCGTCTCGGCGACGCCTTGGTTGCCCATGTCGTCGGGGGCGGTGTAGAGGGCGAGGCGAGCATCGCCGTTGTCGGCAAAGCTGACGGAGACGGTCTTACGGCGTTTGGTGTCGGCCATGGTGGGGTGCTCCTGTGGTTGTGGCAGCCGCTTGGCGTACCGCTCTAGCGTCCGCGCGGGGGACGCTAGGCCGCTACGTCATGTTGGCGAGGGAGAGGGTAGATCGCTGCGGCACCGGCACCGCCTTCGGCGGCACGGACGCAGAGCGTGAGAGACCGTACCAGCGTCAGTGCGTCGGCGGGCGGCAGAACGGTCAGCACCGCGCCCGTCGCCGTGCAAACAGCCGTGAGGCTGCCGTAGGCGAGCGGGCGAAGTGTGAGGGTGTGAGGGCGAGTGCGGGTCATGGGCCGTATATATAGCTCGCGCGCGCGAGGGTGTCAAGTGCGATGATGGCACAATAGCGGTGCGCGTGCGCCTATTTCTAACTACCAGAGCAACACGATCAGCGCCCACACCAACACAGCGCCAGCGAAGATCGCGCCGAGGCGGTCGGCGTTGCAGAGGGCGTCCCGCCACGGACGCACGGACGCACGGCGGTCAGGGGTCATGCTACGCGCTCCATAGCAGCAACAATCGGGTTGAGGGAGAGAACAATAACGGCGTTGTCGTCGCCGTTCTCGGTGGCGGTGGGTTCGATACGGAGGATCACCTTGGCGAAGATGCGGAGTAAGGTGCGTGCGTGCGCGTCGTCGGGGTCAGTGTCGCAGCCGTGCGAGAGAAACATCTTGAAGCGGTAGAGATCGCGCACGGACGCACGCGCATCCCGGCTAGGCATGGGGCCGAGTGACGCACCGCCCTCCGCGTCGAACTTGAGTAAGAGGGCGGTGTAGGCTTCGGGGAAGTGGCGATAGTCGCGGCGGGAGGAGGGGCGGGGAGTGTTAACTGACATTGCGTACCTTTCCTTTCTTACGTCCAGCCTGGAATGCTGCAATCTCTTCAATCTCAGCGGGGGAAAGTGGACATTCCATGATTAAGCCGATTAGCTTGCACGCTTCAACTTCAAGTCCGCTGGCGATGTTAGCAGCCCAGTAGTTGACGCAGTATTGCCACTCTTCACGAGTGACAGGCTCGCGACCGTCGAGATAGCAGTCGCGAGCGGCTTGTTGAAGATCGTTGGGGCTGACCATATTTTTCACAGCAAACCCTCCTCCTCTTTGTTGCCGGTGACACGCTCGCGCTCACGCCGAGAATGGAGAGCGTGGGCGTAGTCGTCGGGGTGATAGCGTTTGGCGTTGACGTTGCGGGTGCGCTGGCGGGTGGCGTGACCGGCAAGCCATTCGGTGATGCCGCTGGCGCGCTCGAACTTGTCGCGATTGAAGCGTGCGCCTTCGCGAGCGAGCGCATTGCAGAGCGCAACACGGTCGCCCATAGGCAACTCGGCGCGTGCGAACGCGGTGAGCCATTCGTAGTGGCGTTTGGAAAAGAGTGAGGGCATGTCAGTTTTCCTCTCTGTGTAGTCCCACCGGCCTTCGGCCGGGGCAACGCTGGCGTTGCACTCTGCCGTGCGGTGAGGCGCGGCAGGGCGCAGTGTCAGTGTTCGATCATCCCATCATCATACCGTGATCTGCGACGTGGTTGAGAGGTTACGCGGCGAGGCGGAGTAGGTTGCCCGCCGTGCGTTCGATCTTTACGCGTGCGTCAACGTGTTCGACGGTGCGCGCAAAGGCAGTAGCGCCCGTCACCGCATCCCAAATCGTTTCAACGGGCCGAAATTCGTCAACGAGATGGGCTGCTGTGATCTTTCCTGCCATCCCCTTGCCGAAGCGAGTGGCGAGGAACGTCTCGACATCGCCTTTGATCTTTGCTGACTTCGCAGCGGCGATTGTGTCGGCGACGTTGGCAGGGGAGGAATTGGCGTACTCCGTAAGGATCGGGCGGATTTCCTCGACCCAACGATACGGAGCGCCAGACGTGTGACGTATCTTAATCTCCGTGTGCTCGGTCGCGCCCCAGATGATCCTGTTGCAGCAAACGTAGTCGAACAGGAACATTCCGAGCACGAGCCGAGACGCGCCGACTTCGGAGTTGCTAATGTAGAACCCGCGAGCGAGTGAACCCGCCTTTCCATCGCGGCGGTTGGGGACTTCGATCCGCCGTTCCTCATCGGCGAGGAAAGCCCACATATCGCGGTCGCTGGCGTACAGAGTTGTATTCGCCTTTGTCGGTTCGACACGCTTGCCGAACTCGCCCGGTATCCGCCAGTCGCCCGACACACCGTCGCCGAATTGCCGAACCATTGTCTCGGCAATGTCAGCGTTCCAGACAACTCCGTAGTCTGGGCCGTTGACGGCTGCAAGATGCGTGGTCTTGTTGCCGTTGTCGTCTTCGCGACGGCGCACGAGCACCGACACGCTTTCAACGTCGCGGGCGTGGTGTAAGCCCCAGTTGATGTTGTCCGCAGCGAGCGCGCCCGGCATGCGACTATCCCGTATGTAGGATGACGGGACGCCAGCGAGCGAACACAACTGCGAGAATGCCCAATGAGTGAATTGGGCAGGGTGGCCATTAGGACCAGCCACGGCAACGTCAAGGGGATCGGTCGTTGACGGCATGACAGTCAAGCCACGATTAGGCATGACGCGTCGCGCTGCATTGTCGCGCTCGTAACGCGTGAACGCTGCGAGTGCGGGCAGAGACGTAAACCTCTCGTCACTTGGCCGCGAAGCCCATTGCCGAGACGCTTGCATAAGTTCCATGGTCTGTGCTCCTGAGATTGAGGGCGCGCAGAACACGGTATGATGATAAGATGATCGACTGTTGCCTAGACGATGCCGCGCGTTGGGGGTTGATGATATTAGCTCCGTTGCTTGGCGCAGCGGCGAAGGACAACTGACATTCCTTCGCCAAAGCCGCGTCCGGTGTAGTCCACACCATTGATCGTAGCGTATATCTGGTACATGCGACAGCCAATATAAGAACGCACACGCCAGCTTGACGTTAGTGCGCATGTACCGATTTGATTGCCGTGCCAGTCTGTGAGTGCACGGCGCGATGTTGGTCCATGACGATCAACACCCATGCCGTCGCCTAATGTCTTTCCAACGTAGGCGACGGCGCGTTGTCCATCGTACCACGCACCGTTAGCCGTGCACTTGCGGCCTTCGTGTTCGATTGTGCAGTCCAACGTGTCGATGTTGTCACGTGTGATCGGTTCGTCGCTTGTCGTGTCTTTGATTAACGCTTGTGCCATCGCTCTATCCTCTCTCTCAGAGCGCGGCATGATCTAGGCAACAGTCTGCAATCCGTCTACGATGCCGCGCGGGGGTGTGTGTATGTGTTTTACGCGGCGCGGCGTTTTTGTTCTTGTATCGGTGCAATGAGAATGCCGCCTTCGGCAGCAAACAGCGTCATTTCAAACTCAGCGACGCCATACGTGTTGTCGCTGCAATTGTGCACCTTGTGACGCACAACAACACGAACATGTCCGTTGTCAAGACGGTGCATATTCACGTCTAGGACGTTATGAACGTTCAGGTTAATGCCGTGGTGGATTGTGTCCATTGCGTGCTCCATCGCTGGCGCGCGGCATGATAGACGGATTGCAAGTTGTGGCGCGCCATTCCCGCTACCAGCCAAGCCGGGCCGCCGACAAGTCGGGCGGCGCAGCAATCTCGCGATTAGAGCACAACGCGCCAGGGTGCCTTTCCGGGCAGTGGACGTGGTGTCCAGCGCGCTCCGGCAGTGCCTAATAGGACGCAAGGTCGCATGGGCGCACGGCGCGTGTCAAGCACAATCGACGCCTTGGGCGCAGGCGACGTAAGGTCGTAAGGTCGTAAGGACACGTGGGTGTGTTGTCGAGGTGATCCGCAGGAAATGTGGTGGATATAACAACCCCCCTCTGTACAATACCTCACCATACCTGCCGATAAGCCTCGCCTGTGTCCTTACAACCTTACGTCTTTAGATCGCCCCGGTCGCATGCGCCCAAGCCTCTGCTGCTATTACTCGTGCGCCCGCGCACGCGTAGCAAGCGCCGTGCCACCGTGCTGCGCGCTGTCGTCGTCGCACTCGCACCAATGCCGCTGTAGTCGTCATAGACGCCCGCAGAGCGTGGTGTTCTCTCCCGCACACAATGACACTGCCGCAGCTATGCCCCACTCCACACCGCTCACATCCACGTTAGACTGCACGCACTCCGATATCATCAGCCACCGCTACGATCGGCTTTACTTGCGCCGATGACTGCGCAACTACTTCACCACCACTCGCGCTCTACTCGCTCTCGTCTTCATTACTTCGATCTACTCTTGTCAAGTTCTTTATTCACTGCAACTATACTACTCGCTATACTTCATCACGTCAAGTCTTCGCACTTAGACTCATTCTAGTCAGAGTGACGGGCGGGCGGGGGAGGCGCCTGACCCCCCAGACGGGTACTTATACTTTTATTGACTCGATTGGGAAACGTGGTAGTGGGGGCGAATTTGTCAACATCGCACCACCCTGCCCGCCGTTACACCGCGCTTGACTTCGCCGCGCCACACCCCTATATACAACACCATGGACCGCGCCCCGCCGCCGTCGCTCCGCGACCTGCTCCTCCGCTCCGACTTCGGGCGCGCAAATCCGCGCCGGGTTGATGAACTACTCGCTCCCGCCACTCCCTCCGCCACCACGCCACTCCCGCGACGTGAGGTCGAACGTGCGGCTTAATCTCGACGAACTATTCCCCGCAGCGCCGCCGCACGCGCCGCACTCGCACTCGAAGCTGCCATCTGGTGTCGCTGTACACCCCGAGATGCGCAATCAAGGCAAGCACGCGCGTAGCGAGATCCCAACCAAGTGGGCAGGTATCTACGCACTCGAACTACGCGGCCTTGGCATCGCTGAAATAGCTCAAGCACTCGGCATGTCGCAGAGCGGTGTGAGTCGTATCACTACTGATGAGCGATATTTAGAGTACCGAGAGCAACATCTCTCTGCTATTGACGCCGAGTTCATCGCGATGAAGCCGCTCGCGTTCGCCGCACTTAAGAATGGCCTCGGCTCGAACGACGAGAACACCGCACTTCGCGCGAGCGAGCAGTGGTTTAAAGGTGCGAGCTTCGGCGGGTTTGCGAAAGACCCTGTACCTCAATCCCGCACCACTGCCGAAGATGTCGCCGCCGCACTGATCGCTAGCCTCAACGTCAACGTCCAAGTCAACGTCGGCAGTCCCCCCGAAGGCGGTGAAGCTACACGCACTCCCACTATCGACATGGAGTAACGCTGCGTGGACTCAGTTGCTATAATTCTTCAGAGCGCCGTCAGCGCAGTTACGCTAGTGGTGCTTCTGTATGGACTATGGCGAATGGTTCAAGCAACTACTGAGGCACGTATCGCTCGTCTCCGTCTCGAACAGCATGTCAACGCGGTCGCCATCGACATTCGTAAGGTTGAACTCGCCACTAATTCTATGAAAGATGCACTCGTTGCTTCAACAGCGCGCGCCAGTCATCTCGAAGGAGAGAAAGCAGGGGTCGCTTTTGAACAAGCTCGTACAGCGAAAGACGCTCCATGACTTCTACCGACATGCCTTGGCAAGTTAAAGCGGCGCTCGGCGCGTTCGTCTATCTCCTCCTCGGCGTTGCACTTGGACTCTCCTACGCTAAATCCGATAACTCCTCTACGTCTATGATCGTCGGCGCAATTATCGGGCAGTTTGCGACTGTCGTAGGTTACTACTTTGGCTCATCAGAAAGCAGTCAGAAGAAAGACGCCACGATTGCTGCGGCAATCCCTGCTGCGGTCCCTCCTTTAAAGGAGTCTCCATTATGAGCATCGGTCTCCTCTTCTGGATACTTATGGTTCTCTGGATTGTGTTCGGGAGTGTCTACCACTCCTCGCCTGCCACCTTCGGCGCATATGGGTGGTTCGGTCATGGACTTCTTCTCTTCATCCTCCTCTTCCTTCTCGGTTGGCACTCTTTCGGGTTTATTATTCATCAGTGAAGGCCTAAGACTATGAAACAACTACAAGCGAAGCGAGCGGTGAGGCTCCTCGATCTAGGTCTGTGCGCCGCACTGAGTCTGTCAGCGTGCTCTGCGCTCACTACGACAGTTAGCACTGTCTGCGTCGACATCGCCGCTCTACCTCCCGCCGCCGTCGCTGTCCTCAACGCACAAGACCCACACTCTGCGATCGGCGTACTCTGGGCCGACGCGAAAGTGGCGTGTGTCGCAGGCGTGCCAGCCGCAGGCGTCAGCACAGATTGGGCTGGCATGATCTGGGGCGAACTTAAAGTCCTCATCCCACAAGTCCTGCCCGCACTTCTCCCTCTCCTCATCGGACTTCTGTAAGAATGCTCTCCCCCTTCAGTCGGCGCGCTGTCGCTTACGTCATCGTCACGTGCGCTCTCCTCTCCGCCTGCGCACTCATCTTCTACCCTCCTACATAACGCGGAGCTTCCGCTATGATCGGTAAGAGAGTCTCTGAACTAGCCGCTGCCGATCCAACACTCGCGCAACTCGCTAACCTAGGTGGCAACTCAGTCAACGTCCGCACGATCAGCGCGGGTACTGGCTCTCTCCTCGCCGCTGACAACGGCAAGCAAGTCGTTCTGAGTGCAAGTTCCGCTACCATCCTCACCATCTCAGCGGGCGTGTGCAACGGTGGATTTACTGCATCTATTGTCGATCTCGTCGGTGGCGGTTCTATCGCCGTGACGAGTGGAGTTACTCTTCTCGCTCCTAACGGCAGTGCCTCAGTAAGCGCAGGCGCGCTCGGTTCGATTGTCTGTCCCGCGGACAACACAGTTGTATTTAGTGGCTTCTCGGCGTGACTCAAACTCCACTTCTCACTGAAGACTTCGGCCGTATTCTCACGGAGAACGGCGAGTTCTTCTTAATCTTGGAGGAAGGTGTGCCCTCAATCACTCGTCTAGTCGCCGTCGCTCGTCAGCAGGGCACGCAAGTCCCTAATCTTCTTAACACGGCTGACTGGTGCGACAGTCGCATACTCGCCATTGACACCGCCGAGGCGATCACGCCCCCCGAAGACGCCGACGGTAACCGCGCTACTATCTTCCGCATCAACTCCACTACCGGCCCACTCTACATCAACTTCAACGCCACTGCAACTATCCCTGGTGCCGATACGACTGACGGCACTTCTTCCATTATGATCCACACTGAACTCGGGCCTGTCCTTGTCGCCGCGCCCAACGCCACCGACACGCTATCCATCATCTGCCACACCGTTTCGACTGTCACCATCGAGGCGTGGAGTTGATCGCTCGTGGTCACACACAACTGTCCTATCGAGGAGCGGTTGATGGCACACATCGATCAATGCACGCGCGACCGTAAAGAAATACGGGAAGAACTCTTACACCAAGACGAAGAGCGTGAACGGATGCACGCTCAGAACCAATCTCGCTTCAACCGTATTGAACGTGTTATCTACATCGCTATGGGCATCGGAGCAGCACTCGTCGCGCTCGAAAGCCATCTCAACCTCGTCAACTTGAAGTTTGTGCCATGAAACTCCGCACGCGCCGTCGTCTGCGCCGTCTACGTCTTCCGCTGTGGATCGGTGCGATCATCCTCGGCTCGGCGAGTGCGGCTGTCTTCGCTGACTATCCGGGCAAACTCCCCAACAACACTGTCCTCGGCAACACGTCAGGCGTGTCAGCGTCTGCGCGCCCGATCTCTGCGGCCACTACGGTCAACGGCCAGTCGTGCAAGCTCGGCGCGACTTGCACCATCACTGCTACGGCGGGCGACATCATAGTCGGCACTACGCTTGTCTCTGGCGGTGTAACCGCACGTGTCCTCTACGACAACGCCGGTACACTCGGCGAGATGACGACAACCGGCTCTGGCACTGTGCTCGCTCTCGCTACGTCGCCGAGCCTCGTCACTCCGTCGCTCGGTGTCGCGGGCGCGACAAGTATAAACAAAGTCGCAATCACAGCCCCAGCGACCAGCGCAACTCTCACCATCGCAGACGGCAAGACACTCACTGACACGTCCGGCACTGGCGCTGTCGCCCTCAAAGGTGCAACGGGAGGAGGGTTTGCACAAGCTGCGTGCGCCGATCTCTCAAACGGCGGTGCGGGCTGCACAGCAGGTGCGGCCTCCACGTCCACTGCTGGCATCGCTAAACTCCACAACATACCAGTCTCCATCGGCTGGCCTGCCGCTCTCAACCCCAACAACACCGTCCTTGCTGTCATCAACCAAAACTCCACGATCAGCGCCATCATCGGCGCGGTGGAAGTTGCGACTGGCGGCGCTGCGACTGTCTCCGTCAACAAGGCGCCCTCAGGTACGGCGTGCTCTGCTGGTACTACACTCCACTCCGGCAGCTTCAACGCGAACGGCACCGCAGCTACCAACCAGACACTTACTGTGACGACTTCAACACTCACCGCAGGCGATCGACTCTGCCTCCAGACTACTGGCACAACGACGTGGACGAGTGGCACTGGTATCGGCACGCTCACTGTCTTTTTGGCCCCGACGCCATGATCAGGCGACGCAGCTCCCATTTGTTGCTGCCGTCGCGGCGCTTGCTGTTGGGCGCTGCGCCCACGCTGCTGTTGCCGCGCAAAGCAAGCGCATGGTTGATCGGTGGCGCAACCCAGCCGGGCGGCATCCTCATGTCGCATCTTGTCGCACAGGACGTTTCCGGAAACGGGATGACGAGTAGCGCGCTGAACATTACGGGTGCCACGCTCATCGTAACAGCAATGGCAACGCTAAGCGTTGGTCCCGTTATCAGCGATTTACTCGGAAATGTGTACAATCCGATACTCGGCTTAAATTCGTCGGGAACTCATCTTAATTATCACTATTCCGTGCCGACAATCTTCGGTAGCGACACTTGGACAGTGACGGCGGGAGGCGGCAATTCCGCGCTGGCCGTTGCCGTATTTCGCAATACCAAAGCGTCGGCGCCCCTCGACCAGCAGAACGGGAACACCAACGGCGGGACTGCTTCCGTTACTACCGGAAGCGTTACGCCTACCACCAATAATCAGCTTGTGATCTATGCCGCAACCGAGAACGGCTTTTCCAGCGCGGACTACCCGCTTGTCGCCAATCTCGGAACGGTTATCGAGAATGTCGGGTTTACCGCCAAGGCTCAATCAATGGCTATGGGCTTTATTGTGCAAGGGACAGCGGGGGCTGCCAACGTCACATGGAGCTGGCCGAACCTTCATTTTGGCGCGGCTGTGATCGCGACGTTCAAGCCGGCACCGTAGGAGAACAGATCAATGAAACCCGCGACAATGCTCACTCTGTTTATCACCCTCAAGATCGTCTGCGCTTCACAGGGCGCGCCTTCAATGCCGCTGTAATTGCCTCGTTCCAAACGCCATGAGCGCACTCGCACCCTCACGCTACCGCACTGTCATCGAAGCGATGTTCCGCATCGTGGATAAGAGCGGCGTCGCGTGCGACTTTCGCCTCAACGATATTCAAGCGCGGCTCGATGCGGGTTGGACGCGCCGTAACATCATCCCGAAAGCGCGGCAGGAAGGGGTCTCCTCCTACATCGTTGCACGCTTCGTCGCGAAGTGTCTCACCGAGCAGAACCGGACGTGCGTCATCGTGAGTCACGAAGCCGAGGCCACGACACGCCTACTCGCCAAAGCACACTACACGCTTGAAAACCTCAAACTCCCTCCCGATGTCAAACCAATACTCGGAACCAATAGTCAGCGTGCAATCGTTTTCAAGAAAACTAATTCAACGATTTACATCGGTACTGCTGGTGCCCGTTCCTTCGGCCACGGCGATACAATCACCGATCTTCACCTCTCCGAAGTCAGCCGTTATCCCGATCCTGAGTCTATCGTGCGTGGCACATTCCCTGCTGCCGAGCATGGCGAGATCACTGTCGAGTCCACTGGCAACGGCGTCGGCAACTGGTTCCATCGACAGTGCGTTCGGGCGCGCGAGGGCACTGGCTTCGCGCTTCACTTCTTCGCGTGGCCCGACGCCCCCGAGTACGCTATCCCGTTCGCGAGCGAGGATGAGCGCCGCCGCTTCCTGGAGGGACTACAGGAAGACCTCGGCGAGCCTGCTCTCCTCGCCCGCGGAGTGACCGCCGAGCAGTTGCAGTGGAGACGGGAGCGTCTCTCAATCGACTACGAACTTGATCTCCACGCGTTTGCAGAAGCCTATCCGTTCGACTTCGACGAGTGTTTCCAGTCAAAAGGGTTCGGGTTCTTCCGCCGCGTGCGGTTCGAAGCGACAGACGCGTGGGTACGAGAGTCTGCGCAACTTCACGTCAAGTCGGGCCATCCGGTCGCTGGCCACGTCTACACTATCGGCGCTGATCCCGCAGGTGGTGTAGGCGCAGACAACTCTGTCGCACAAGTCTTCGACCTCGTTGATCAGTGCCAGGTCGCTGAGTATGCGAGTGCCACTGTCGAGCCGCCGGAGTTCGGTGAAGAACTAGCCCGTCTAGGTAAGAGGTTCAACTTTGCGTACATCAACGTCGAGCGCAATAATCACGGCGGTACTACTCTTGCCCGGTTGTTGGATATATATCCGGTCTGGCTTGTCCATCGCGGTTCGCGCGGCGAGGAGTCTGTGCAACATGTACTATCGCACCTCTCACACTACGGCACGCTTACGACAGCTTCGTCGCGTGGTATCATCCTCGGCACGACGCGCGAACTACTCGCGACTGAATGGACGATACACTCCCCTCTGCTCAAGAGCGAATTGGCTACGTTCATTGAGAAGGATGGGAAAGCGGAAGCGGACAACGGCTGCAAAGATGATCGAGTCATGGCGACGTGCATGGCCGCAGTCGTCGCTGAACGCGCCGGTGTCATTGGCTCCGTCGGCGCAGATTGGGAACATGCCTACGACAACTACGAGCGTGTGAAGGAGCGCGACCCGTTCTCGTTCGAGGCGTTGTTCGGCGAGCAGGGGCGCGAACGCTCCGTGTTCGGTGTGCCGGAGAGATTTCACTGATGCGTGTCCTCTTCGTCAGCAAGGAGGGAGACGGGCTCGGTATCGCTCAGCGTCTTGCGTTGGAGGGACATAGTGCCGACGTGTACATCGCTGACACCCGCTTCAAGTCCGCAGGACGAGGTATCGTTAATCGTGTGCCCGAATGGCGTTCAGCGGCTCGACGCGCAGACCTTATCATCGCTGACTGCGTTGGCCTCGGCCGCTGCGAAGATAGTGTTCGGAGTCTCGGTAGACCTGCAATCGGTTTCAGTGCGGCGCTGGACACGATCGAGCTAGATCGTCGCAAGGGCATGGAACTATTCGAGCGCGCCGGGATCAAGACGCCAGAGACGCACTACTTCAACTCGACGGCGGAGGCGCTCAAGCTCCCCGCCACGCACGGCTGGGGGGACGGATGGGTAGTGAAAGCGAACGGCAACATCTCGACGGCGAAGACAGCGGTGGTGAAGGACGAAAGTCTGTGGCCCCGCGCCGTGCGCCAGCTACCGCCCGAGTCGTCTGGCATCGTCCAGCGAATAGTCAGTGGCGTCGAAATCTCGACGGAGGGGTGGTTCAATGGGAGCAACTTCATCACACCGTTCAACCACACTCTTGAAGACAAGAGGTTTCTCGCCGGCGACCTCGGCCAGAACACCGGGTGTATGGGCAACGTGGTTATCAGAGCGGACTCAAACCGACTCACGCGCGACACGATTGAGCGCACAGAGCCGTTCCTCCGCATGCTTGGCTACCGCGGCCCGTTCGATATCAATACCATTGTCAACGCTGACGGCGCGTGGGCTCTAGAAGTTACGAGCCGAATGGGTTATGACGCGGTGGAGGCGCTCGCCGAGGGTCTTGACGAGCCGTTCGGCGACTTCCTCTTCGATGTCGCTATGGGCACGAAGAAGTCGATGGCGCTGACGAGCGACACGATGATCGCAGTACGTCTATCCGTCCCCCCCTGGCCTATGCGGAGACCTGACCGTGACAGTGCGGGCGAGCCGGTCCTCGGCATCGACGACGACACGCTACTACACTTATTTCTCACCGACATTGAACGCACTCGTGGAGAGTACGTCACCGCCGGTGGAGACGGAGTGCTCCTTAAGGCAACAGCAGTCGGCGGCGTCACACCACCGAAGCCACTCAACAATGGGAAGCGTTCTCGCCCCGACTACACCTACGAAGCGCGGCGACGCGTCTATCGCCTCCTCGACAAGATCAAAGTCTCGAACAAGCAGTACCGCAACGACATCGGCACGCGCGCGAACGCCGACATCGCGCAGCTGAAAGAGTGGGGGTGGTTGTGACTGTACCGCAGTGCGACCGTGCCGCAGTGGTGGGAGAGCGTGAGTTCATCCGCACGTTCCGGTTCTCGGAGCGAGTGCCTCGGTGGCGTGCGCACTTCTACAACGCGGCGGGAGAGCGTGTGTTCGACATTCGAGAGAGCGAGCTACTGCCGCCGCTCGGCGCGTGGACGGTGTGTGAGCTGTCGATCGAGGACGCAGCGCGGCTCGGCGGCGGAGTGGAGATAGACGATCATGGCTGATAACTACAACTCTCGTCTCTTCGGTTGGTCGAGCCGAAGACGCATTGAGGCCAAACTCGACCTAATCCTCAGCAACCAAGGACGTATAATGGCAACGCTCGCAGACCTCCAAGCCGCTGTCGCCGCAGAGAAGACCGTCGAAGACAGTGTGGTGAAGCTCCTCGAAACTCTGTCCGCCGATCTCAAGGCGGCGATCGCGGCGAATGACCCTGCCGCACTTCAAGCGGTCGTCGATCAGATCAACTCGAACGCGGCCAGTCTCGCCGACGCGGTTACGGCGAACACACCAGCCGCGTAGGACTACTCCGCTATGAACATTGGCTCGCAGATGCGCGACGGACAAGACAGACAAGCTGCGCGACTGAATGAGGCGTGCCGCTCGTTGTTCTTCAGGAACAAGTCTACTCGTCTCGTTAGCAAGTCTGCGAGCACCGGCCCGAGGGGCGGTACAACCACCCCTACTGTCTATGACGACGGGCGACGCGCGCAAGCCGGTCAGACCCGGGCATCGGCACGCCGCCGGCGCCTAGTGCGGCTTCGGAAACCGGCCCCCTCGCTATACGATCTGGCCCGTATGGGACTAGCTTTTACTAGTTGGGGCCGGGGTTTCCGACTTTATGGAGTACACCGTGGCTGACACTCCTCGCGACGGCTACACGTCCTCTGGCAAGCCAATCCCGCAATACTGGATTGAAGCTGTCGCCAAAGGCAAAACCTTCCGGCGCACCTACGCGCACGAAGAGTCGTGGCTCACGTGGCGGCGCTGGTATCGCGGCGAGTGGCGGCCCGACATCCTCCCCTCGAACGTGTATTTCAAGATGATGCGGACACTCATCCCTCGTATCTACTACCGTAACCCTTCCGTCTCTATCACTCCCTCCAAGCCCGGCATCGAGAACATGCTTCTTTCCAAACTCCTCGAACGTGCCGACAACAAACTCATCGACGTGATGGGCGTCAAAGGCCAGATGAAACGCGCGGTGCAACATGGAGTCATGTTCGGCACTGGCGGCCTCCGACTTGGCTATGGGGCTGAACACACTCCGACTCCTGATGACATCTCCACCGCTGCTCCTGACGCTGGCGGCACGAAAGTCCAGCGCCGTGTCGAGTACAACTCCCTCGTCCATCCCAACATGCCGTGGTTGCTCGCAGCCCATCCGGGTCAAGTCGTCGTCCCGCACGGCACTGTGGACATTCACTCGGCGCGGTGGGTCTGCTTCGAGGACGTGCGGACGCTCAACGACATTCAATCCGATCCACGTTTCAAGAACACTGACGGGATCATGTCGGGCGTCACTGAGGGACGACTTCTCGCCCGCACGCAATCCATGACCGACCGCAACCGCGAAGGCGTTATACTCTGGGAGATTAGAGACAAAAAGACAGGTCTCGTCTTCGTCATGGCGCCGCACGCTGTCAACACAAAGATCGAGGACAAAGTACTCTTCTGCGAAGAAGACGAACTTCAACGGTCGGGCCGCCTCAACTACTATCCTCTCATCTTCAACAACGATGATGAAGTATTCTGGGGGATCAGTGACTCTCAAATCCTCGCCCCGCAGCAAGGTGAAGTGAATGAGATACGGACCCAACTCCGCAACCATCGCCGCGTCGCTATCGCAAAGCTGTTGAGCGAAATCGGCGCCGTCTCCCCCGACGAGGAGAGCAAGATGATCGACGGGAACTCCCAAGGTGTCATCCACGTCAAGAATATCAACGGCGTGAAAGAAATGGTCCACGGCGGTCTCTCTCAGATCATCCAAATCCTTGAGTCGGCAGGTGGCGTACTCTCTCAAGAAATCCAAGAGCTTCTCGGTCTCGGCGTCAACCAGTTCGGTGAGTATGCGCCTGGCTCTGCTGATCGCTCTGCCACTGAGGCTAACATCGTCAACTCTGCCACTCAGATCCGTATCGACGAGCGGCGGGACGCGTGCGCTGATCTCCTCGTCAATGTTGTCTCTGACATGAACCATCTCATCATCTCTCACTGGGACTCTGAGATGGTCCTCGATGTTGTCGGCCCCGAGGGCGTCCCGATCTGGGTGCGATTCCAGCCTAGCCTACTCCGTGACGCTATCTACGACGTGAAGATCGACCCCGACACATCACTCCCGATGACGAAACAACTCCGTGAAGCCAAAGCCACTCAGTTCTACGACCGCGCCAAGCTCAACCCACTTATCGACCCGATGAAACTTACGCAGTTCTGGCTCGGTGAGCAGTATGGTATCGACGCCGACCATATGCTCAAGCAGCAGAGTGGCCAAGGCAACTCCCCCGACAACCCTATGGACATGGGCCAAGCAGTACAGCAACTCCGGGGGGCACCCCCCGCCGCGCTCACTGCTATGGCTGGAGGACGCGCAGCATGATCTGCTACATCCACTCTTGCGAGAAACCGTGCGATCACTGTGCATTCGCCTACTTCCTCCGACATGTATTCGGCCCTCCGGCCCACTCTGGCGCCTCCGCCGTCATCACGTTCAAGCCTGCCGTCTTCGAACACATCTACGATCCATGGGAGACACCACGAGTCATTGAGACGCCTCAAGAACTACGAGCGGAGTGCGCGAAGCGCGGAGTGGAGTCGCACTATCTGCGGGACTCGCTACTGTGGCACAGTCGGGCGGCGAGGGAATGGTGATGTTGACATTTATCCATCCCTGTGCCACCTTATTACCTATCGCAATCCCCTTGACGGCCCCTTTTGAACAGAGGAGCATGAAAACTATGAGCGACACCGCCCCCGCTAACCCCGAAACCACCTGCGGTCGCATGGTCATCGACCTGATCGACAACGGCACGTCGCGTCCCTTCCCTCGCGTCACGTTTGATCCTGTCGGTCGTTTCACTCCTGGCATCATCGAACAGTTCCAAATGCACTTCTATCACGAGATTGAACTCGCTCAATCGCGTGTCCGTGCTGCGGCTCGTGCGTCTCCGCTAGTTGTCGAGGAGGCTTCTCTCGATGACGACACCGCAACCACTCCTGCACGACGGAGAGCACGATGACTCGGCACTGGCTCACTCGCTACCTCAACTACACTCCTCCCAGCGTTTGTTTCGTGGACGGCGACGGCGCCGCGACTACTGGCGGCACGTCTGTTCCCGCTGCCGCACCGAACGGCACTGGTGGCACGCCTGGGGGCGATGGTACTCCCGCCGCTTCGACGCCTACCGGGTCGAACTGGAATGAGTTTATCGGTTCGCTCGGCACGCTCAACGAAAGTCTGGGCGGTAAGCTCGATACGCTCGTCAACGAAGTCCGCACGGTCGCAGCACCGCAAGCTGCTCCCTCTGAGCCGCCCGACTTCGAGGCAATGTCGCGGCCCGAGCTTGTCGCGCACATCGTCGGCACGATCGGCGAAGCGGTGCGCGCGCAGATCGCCGAGGCACTCAGCCCCGTCGCCGATCAGTTGTCTGGCCTCCAGATGCAAGTCACTACGAAATCCGCTACTGAGCAAGTCGAGAAACTGCGCTCTGAGCGCAAAGACTTCAATGACTGGAAAGACGAGATGATTGGGCTTGCGAAAGTCCATCCGACGCTCGACATTCCGTCGCTCTACACTCTCGCGCGCGGCTCGAACGCGGCGAAAGCGTCGTCGCTCGACGCGAAGTACAACCCTCCCGCGCCCAAACCCGCGCCTCGGTGGGGGGGTCTTACGCCCACTGGCGGCCAAGTCAACGGCGCTCCAGCCTTGTCGGGCCGTGACGCGGGCGTTGAAGCTTATCGTGAAGTCTCTGCGCGTTATCCCGGTGTTCTCGCCGCACTTGAAGGCATGTAAGGAGGAACGACGTGGCCAATCAATTCACTCAGGCACTTGACGATCTCTACACGACGACTTGGCAGAAACGTCTGCCGGGCGTCTTCGACAACATCTTCACTGCCGCGCCGTTCTGGTTCTGGATGAAGGACAAAGGCAAGCTGCGACCAGTGCGCGGCGGCCGGTTCCTCGAAACCAATCTTGAGTACGGCCAGAACACCACTGTCCAGTGGATCGCGCGCGGCGGCACTGTCGCTATGAACGACTTCAAGTTCCTGACGGTTGCGCAGTATCAGTGGCGCTATCTCGTTGCGAACATTCTTCGGTTCGGCGTTGACGAGCAGCAGAACTCGGGCGACAGCCGCATCATTGATTGGGTCAACGCGAAGCTGAACAACACCGAGGAGTCGCTCACTTCGACGCTTGAGAGCACGCTCGCAGCGGGTTCGGGGGCGGCGACTCTCCCGGCGGCGTCAATCGACGGACTCCAGTTCCTCGTCCCCGACTTCGCCAATATTGCATCGTCGTCGTTCAACGCGGGCGGTATTGACCCCTCTGTCTACACATGGTGGCAGAACCAAGCCATCGACATGACGGGACTCAGCTTCGCCGTCAATGGCATCGACAGGATGCGCCATCTCCTCAACCTCTGCATGAACAACCGTCGGATGGACGCGCCGGACATCATCTTGTCTGACATGAACTCCTACGAGCTGTACGAGGCGACGGTCAGCGCCGCGTATCGTGTGTCGAACAATCGTCTCGCCGACATGGGGTTCGACAATCAATCCTACAAACGCATCCCAATGGTCTGGTCGCCGGCGATCACTGAGCGCATGTACTTCCTTAACACTCGCTTCATTGAGTTCGTCTACGACCCAGGCTACTTCTTCGACATGACTGAGTGGAAGGCGATCCCGAACCAGGTCAACGACCGTGCGGCGCAGGTCGAGCTTGCGTGCTCGTTCATGACCAATCGGCGACGCGTGCTCGGCGTCCTCTCGACCATCGACACTCCGTAATCTCTGCGCGACTGAGGAGACTCATATGAGCCGCATTGCAGCTTTCCACCCCGCACTCACTGATCTCGACACGACGCCGCAGGTCGCTGTCGGCGGTATTCTCGAAGCCGACAACAAGATGTACAAGTACGTCAAGTTCACCGGCACAAACGCCGTCGCGGTCGGCGATCTCGTTGGGTACGTGGCGTCACTCGACATGAACACGGTCGATGGCGCAGTTGGCGTTGGTCCTGCCGGCGTCGCACTCGCAGTCGTCGCGACGGGTACGGTCGTCTACGGCTTCATCCAAATCCGTGGTACTTGCGTCGCTGCGTCGGCGATCGCTGGCGGAGCTGCTGATGGCCAGCTACTCAAACAAGGCACGTATCCTGCGTTCACTCTCCAAACTGCCGCCACCATCGTCAACGCCGGCGTCGGCTATGACGTGTCCGAGAAACTCGTCTCGCTGATGATGCCCTACTAAGGAGAGCGATCATGGCTGTCTATGCAGCGACCGTCACGCTCGACACTCCGCGCCCAGGGCGTCTCGGCAACACGCCGATGGGCGTCCTGAGTGGGACGTGCAATCTCACCAACTACAACTCGACGCTCACGGCGATCACAGCGATCACCAAGGCGTTCCTGCCGGGAGGCACGCTCACTGTCGTCCCGAATGGTATCTCATCTGAAGGGTTTATCATCGCGTGGGACGCGACTGGTCACGCCTTCCGTGCGTATGGAACAGCTGGCGCCGACATCACCGTTGGCTCTGGTACGATCACAGCTGCTAATCCAACGCTCTCAACGACAAGCGGCAACCCCGCCACGCATCCACTCGGCGTTGTCAGCGGCGGTGCGATTGTCTCTGACGCTGCGTACACTAATATCACTGGTGTTATCGCAGGCGCGATCACGGACACTCGCACACTCTCCACAGCGGCGGGTGCCATCGCGCAAGCCTCCAACGACACCAACGTCGGCACGTTCACGTTTCTCGCGATAGGGCAGTTGGGCGGGTGAGCACGTGGGCGCACTTACACTCGACAACTTCCAAGACGAGGTTCTGGCGGGACTAGGCAACCGCACGGAGCAAGACGCGTCGTTCACGCTCGCACGGATCGTGATTGGGCTCAACCTCGCTCAATCTCGGATCAATCGCGCGTATGACTTCTCGGAGATGGCGGAGACTGCGCTCGCGCAGATGAACTTCACAGGCACGCCAGGCCTCGACAAGTTCCTCGTCCCGCCGCCGAACGTGAAGACGATCCACTCGTTCGTGCTTCTTGACACGTCGAGCGGTGTATCGTCGCTTGGGACGAGCCGTAAGGTTATCGAGAAGCCGTGGCGGTGGTTCGACTCACACTACCCTGCGCCGGAGTGGATACCGCCAGGGTGGCCGGGCATCTACGCGCGGTGGGGGAACTTCATCGTCATGGCGCCTGCACCATTCCAACAGTTCACGGCGCAGCTTCGCTATATCAAATCACCTGCGCGGTTCATCGTCGCCGATCTAACACAATCGAGCGACTACGAGGACAAAGATGACATCATTATCAACTACACACTTGGGTACTTCTTTAAGACTCTAGGCCGCACAGATCGTGCTCTCTACTTCGAGGGACTCGCTAAGGAGCAGCTTGACGAAGCGATTGAGCGTGATGATACTCGACCTGACATCGAGATCAGCCGTGATATTGACAACGCTGGTTTGACTAATCAAGGACCTTACTGGAGTGATCCGTGGATACGGAGTGCCCCATGACCGCACCGCCGCTCCCCACGTTCGTACCGCAGACAGAGTGGTACAATCTCACGCTTGGTGGGATCAATCCATCTGAAGCAGATAGCGTTCCGAACATCACGTATCTCCAGCCGAGTATGACTGCTCTCGGTCTCATTGACGGGCTCGTTGGCTCAATCGATGGCGGCGTGATCTATCTCGCCGGGCTTGTTAGTGAGCTTGACGGCGGTCAGAAGTGGCTCATGTGGAGCGCCGCGTCGATGGCCGTGGATGACGGGATCAATGTGTTCACGCCGTGGGCCGACCCTACCAAGCCTGGACGTTGGGTGAACACAGCAGTCGCGACGACGAGCACTCCTGTCAGTGCCACTCAGATTATCGAGGCTGGCGGGACGAGCAGCATCACGGCGTCGGTGTCGTCGTTCAACAACGTGTTCGTCAAGGGACGTGCGGTGGCGGGGGCGACAACTCTCAACCTCCCCGGTACAGCGTTCCTCGGTCAGACGTTCACGGTCAAAGACTCGAACGGGGACGCAGGGACGAGCAACATCATCGTCACGGCGCCTTCGATTGACGGCGCTACGACTGACACTATCTTCGGCGACTACGGCGAGCGGGCGTACACGTGGAACGGCAGTGAATGGAGCGTGTCGTGAAGGGGATGAAGAGACCGTCTTTGGTCGGTATGCCGCGCAAGCCGCGTGTGGGCGTCACGAAGACAGGCGTGGCGCGTATGCCGCGCGGCGTCAAACGTCCGACTGCGCCAGGTATGGCTGAAATACTCAAGAAGATACTGTAGGAGCGCGTAGTGGCCTTCACGCACTCATGGTCTCCCTCTGACCCGTCCGACGCCGAGGACATCAACCTCGGGGCAGAGCGTATCCGAGACTTCAAGCTCGACATTCGCGAACGCGTCGCAGTCGATCACTCGTTCGCAGGCGACGCGAATGATGGACTACATCTACACTCTGAGTACATCCCTCGCGTCAGTGCCCCTACACTCGTCAACGCCGCAGACGGTGTGACGTACACGCAAGTTATCGCTGGCATCACTGAACTTTTCTACAAAGACAGTGGAGGCAATGTTACCCAGATCACGTCGGGCGGACGTGTGGTTGGCGCGGTCGGGCTTCAACGATCGCTTGTGACTGTGAGTGGGGCGTTCACTATTCCTGCGGCTAATGTCGTCGCTACGTTGATCGGCGCGGGTGGTGGCGGTGGCGGTGGACAGCAAGACTCGTCTGACCCCGCGAGTGGCGCGGGTGGTGGCGCCGGTGCGTCTACGCTCTATCCGCTGACCGGGCTTACGGTTGGCTCGACGCTCACAGTCACTATCGGCGCTGCTGGTACTGGCGGCGCGATCAACGGCGCTGACGGCACTGACGGCGGAGATACAGTTCTCGCGTCAGGCACACAGTCAATCACGACTGGCACGGCAGGGGGCGGTAAGGGCGGGAGTGGCGCAGACATGGTTCCACCGACTGTGCCTGGGGGCGCTGGCGGCGTTGCGTCAGGGGCGGCTTATGCGATGTCAGGGCAGAAAGGACATGTCGGCTACGCGGCTGTTAATCAAGAAGCGATCGGTGGACGTGGCGGCGTGAACAGCGGCGGCCTCGGTATTCTTGGGTTCGGTGGAGACGGGGGCGAAGGTACGGGTGTCAGCGCGGCTGCTGGCGACAACGGGCAGCCCGGTGCGATCCTCTTCGAGTGGATGGCTTGATGGCTAAACTCCCACAGACATTTCCTTCTCTTGAAATCTCTGATGTCAAAGACACTGCGCGGCTACGTGCGGTGTTTACTGCTATTACACAGATGTTCCAACGAGTTTCAGCAGCGTTCAACAATCCTGAGTTTGGGGCGACAGCGGCGCGGCCTTCGACACAGTTAACGGTTGGACAAAGCTACTTCGACACGACGCTTGGACAGCCGATCTGGGTGTCGGGGGACGGCGTGACGTGGGTTGATGCGACAGGGGCGCCGGTGTGATGGCGCAATCACGTGCAGTTGAAGTAGCGGCCCGGGCGTTGCAGCCAGCACAAGAACGTCCGGCGCAGGCGCGTATGCCGTTGCTGAGTGGCGGTATGCGGAATGATCGCGCGCCCGCCGATCTCGCTGAGAACGAGGCTGTAGAGATCGACGCGCTCCATATCGTCTCAGGGCGGCTTGTCGTTGACACCGGCTATATCACATGTAATGGTCCATATATCGGTGTGTCGCAGGGCACGTTCCAGGTCTTCTTCAACGACGGCTCGATTGTACTGTTGTTGTTCACGACAGAGACGGTGTACACGTGGAATACAGCAGTCTTGCAGTGGCAACTTGTGTCGCAGGACTCGATACGTGTGACGACAGACTCGTATGCGGCGGGAGATGATGCGTTTGACCTTGATGACGTGACGGGGATAAGTGCTGGCACACTCGTCGGGATCACACTCGACGACGGATCGCAGTTGATCACGAGTGTGCTCAGTGTCGCGTCACTCACGGTGACAACGGCGGATGCGGTGCCAGTCGGGCGCACGGTCGGGATCGGCGCCGATGTGTTCGTGGGTGTGGCACTGAATGGAGATGTGAGCAAGAGTCAGCTCAGTGTGGTTGTGTTCCCAGGGAATGATTGGGTCATATTCAGCAACGGTATTGATCCAGTGATGTACTACTTCCTTGGCGTGGTGCAAGACTTACCGGGGCTGCCGAGCCCGACGACATGCGGCGCGATCGCGGTGTTCCATGAGTTTGTCCTCCTCGCGAACACGACGGAGGGTGGCACGCACCTACCGCATCGCATCCGTCAGAGTGACTTTGGAGACCCAACTGAGTGGACAACAGGCATCGCGGCGATCTATAATCTCCTCGACACTGATGACGCGATACTTGCGCTCGTCACACTCGGACCATGGATGATCGCGTATCGCGAGCAGAGCATCATGCGCGGCAGCTATCTAGGCGTGTTGAATGAGATACTGTTCTGGGAGTACATGACGCAACTTGAAGGCGCGCAGAGTCAGGGCGCGGTGGCGAACGTCGGCGGCGAGCATGTGGTCGTAGGACATTCGGGCGTCTACGCATACCAGGGCGGGTACACTCTCGACGCAATCGGGGAGCAGATATTCTCCTCGTTCCTCGCTCTGAACGGCGACTTCAACACACCGGCGCGAATAACACTCTTCACAGTGTTCATGTCGAACCTCGATGAAGTGTGGATTATGTATCCGTCGGGCACGTCGCCGACGCCGAACAAACTCCTCCGCGTGCAACTTGAGAACAACGCGTGGTTTGAGCGGACGTTCGCGGACTCATTCACGGCGGCAGGACTGGTGCTCCCGTTCTCGGCGACCTCGTGGGCGACGGCGAAAGGGCAATGGAACTCGCCGCAGTGGGCGCGGCCGTGGAACACACGCTCGTTGACGCAGAACGTGCCTTCGCTCGCACTGAGCCCAGCGACAGAGGGCGGGCCGCTCTTTCTCTACGAATATCGTGCGACGACTGACGATGGCGATGTGATCTCGTGGTCGCTTACGACTCGACAGTGGGGCGACGGCGCACAGTTCACACGGTGGGAGCGAGTGAATGTGGTGGCTGTTGGTGAGAGTGTTCTTGTTGAGATGTCGGAGGACGAGGGCGAGACATTCAGCACTGTGGGCACGTTCAGCTTCGGCGCGGTGGGTGCTCCTGCGGCGACGAATGTGTATCTGGATCACACTTCGACTCGGATGCAGTTGAGGATGAGTGGGAGTGATCCGAACTTCTCACTCCGATATGCGGATATTATCTCAATCGCGGAGAGCGCGTGGTGAGTGACGACTCAAGAGGGCACGATGACGGTGACATCTCGACAGGCGCGGAGAGTGACCGTGAAGCCGCATTAGATATTCAAGTCAACGCTTTTTTCCTTGACTTAGCGGCGACATCAATGTATAGTCCGGAGGAGTTGGCGGAGGCCGCGATGCGGACGTACAGGAGGCTTAAGCCGTGAGTGACGCGACAGACGGTTTCAACGTCACTGATCGGTTCGACCCGACTGCGATGCAAGCGTTCATGCGGCAGCCGGAGTTGTACTGGCCCGTGCGAGACGCACTCTCACCGCAGCCCGAGGCGGTCGATTTCGTCGCGCATATGCTTGAGCCGACAGTGTGGACGCTCGCGGGGACGTTGAGAGGACATATCGTTGGGTATGTGCAGTTCACGGCGCGCACGTCGGTCATGGTTGAGATGACGGTGGGGTTTCACCCACAGTTCCGAGGGCGGATCGCGAAGGCGATCGTGCAGCACGCAATTGGGCTGACATTCCGCGACAGAGGTGTACTCAAAATCATCGCGTGCGTGGCGGCTGATAATCGTGCGGCGCGGCTTGGAACGAGTCTGCTCGGCTTTCACGAAGAAGCACGGCTGCGGCGAGCGATCGTGCGGCCCGTTGACGAGCGCGGCAACTTCGTTCAAGATATTATCATCTACTCGCTCGACAGAGCGTCGCTCGCAGACACGAAAGGGAGTGCGTGATGGGATCAGCACTGTTCGGCTCGTCGCCGAAAGCGACGTTCTCGACGCAACCAACGATCTCGCCTGGGCAACAGCAGTTGCTCGATCTGTTGACGAATACGTTGACGGGGGGTGGCGCAGGCAGTTTTTCATCCTCGTCTGCGTTGGGAGGCACGTCGCTCGCGTCACTCGAAGCGCAGGCGATGAATGTTGGGACTGGGGTGACGGGCACGCAGTCTGGGATCAATCAGGATACGACGGGGGCGTTGACGCGCGCGTTGAACTATCAGCCGCCGAGTGTGTCGGCGGGAAGTGTCACGGCGCCACAGATCGACTCCACCGAGGCGTTTCGACGTGGTGTTGTCGAACCGATGACGGATGACTTCTTGCAGCGGACGTTGCCGAGTATTGCGGGGAAGTTCGGGGGGAGTGCGGGAGGGGCATATGGGAGTGGGTCGGCGGCGGCGCGAGGCCAAGCGGCGACTGATCTCGAACGGACACTCGGGCAGCAGGGGGCACAGTTCGCATATACGAGTGCGGCAGCCAATCAGTCTGCGGCACTTCAAGCGGCGCTCGCAAACCAGGGGGCGGGACTGACCGCCGACATCTCCAATCAAACAGCGAGCAACAACGCAATCAAAGACATTCTCGCGGCGATTGGGATTGCACCGACAGCGGCGACGCTGCCACAGACGGAGCTTGGCGCGAATATCGGACTGTCAAGTGCGACGTTTGCGCCGTATCAACAGATGCTTGCGGACTTGATTGCGGGAGGGACGGCGCGGACGCAAGAGACGTTGGGAGTGGGGCAAGCGGGGTCGTCGGGGATACTCGGGGGACTGCTTGGGGGATTGGGGAGCTTCGCGGGGTCGTCGGGAGGGAGTTCGCTCATCGCGTCGTTGTTCTCCGATCGACGACTCAAAGAAGACGTTGAAGAAGTCGGTTCGGTCGCTGGATTTCCACTGTATAAGTTCCGTTACAAAGGCATGCCGGAGCGACGGCTCGGGCTCATGGCACAGGACGTGGAGAAGCGTTTGCCACACGCAGTCGGGGAGAGTGGCGGATATAAGACTGTGGACTACGCTGCTGTGCTTGCAGACGTGTTGAAGGAGGCCGCATGATGTGCCCGGTAATCAATCTCCCGCAAGACACTCGCTGGGGCGATCTTGGCAAAGGACTCGCGGGCGTGATCGGCGGTGTGTTGCAGGGATATCAGCAGAAACAACTGCAAGATGGCGTGTCTGCGCTCCAGAATGACACGTCGATCGCGCCAGAGAAACTGCCGAGCGAGATATTCAAGAAGTTCGGCAACGCAGGGATCGAGACACTCGCGAAGTTTAACGCGTTGAAAGAGCAGCAAGCTACGATCACGCAGAAGCTGGCGGGGGCGGGACTGACTGCGATACAAACGGAGATTGCGCGGGCGAAGGCTGGAGTGGCGCCGGCGCAAGCTGCTGCGGACCTTGCGAAGACGCAAGCAGAACCTGCGCACATCGCGGCAGAGACGGCGAACTTGAGCGCGTCGGCGGCGAACACAGCGGCGTTGACAGGACCACGCGTCGGCGCTGAGAATGCGCTGACCACACTGCGGAACAACGAAGCTGCTCTCACTGGCACGAACGTCGAGATAAAGACAGAGCAGCTTGATCGGATGCGGCGCGGAGGGGCGGGGGATGCTGCGCTCGACGCACAACTTGCGCCGTTCAAGTTGTCGCCCGAAGAGACGGCGGCGGCGAAGATGACGTATCAGGGCGCAGAGACGAAGACATCAGGGAGTGGCGACGCAGCGATGTCGGCGTATGTGCGGAACCTTGTCACGTCGCGAGAGAAGCGAGAGGCGCCGAAAGCGACACCAGAAGCAGAGCAGAAATTCTCATCGGACTCAGTGCAGCATGCGACGAGTGCGTTGCGGTTTATGGATACGTTTAAGAAAGGGGGCTCTCAGGACATTGGGTTCTTCTCTGGCGCGAACGCAAAGGCGTTCATGGAGAAGTGGGGGATACCGACCGGCGACCCTGCGATTGTGGATATGTGGAACGCGTCACAGCAACAGGTCGCGAGCGCAGCGACGCAGGGCGGTGGGTTCTTCGCACAGGGGCGGGTGAAGCTAGCGCACGACGTGACGGCAGGGATTACAGAGACTCCACTGCATGCACTTCTCGCCACCGATCAAGTCGCTGATCGGATGATCTCGGCGCTTGAAGGACGGTTGAGTGGGTTTACGGGAACGAGTACTGTCACGAAACCGATTGAGAGCGCGCTCTCAAAGTGGCGTGAAGTCAAGGCAGTGACGGGCACGTTCAAGTCCGAAGTCACCGGTGATGGGAAGAAGACGATCGCGTACTTCGAGGGGAAGCAGATCGACCCGAAGACGTTTAAGACACTCGTGGACCCGGAGAAGACATACGATCTTGGAAGTGGTCGCAAGGCGACGGGCGCAGCGATTATACAGAAGTTGCAGGAGCAGCAAGCCGCGACGGGACAGGCGCAGGTCGATCCGTACACTGCCCTACAGCACTACCGAGCGCAGTTCAAGTACAGCGGGACTGACCGATGAGCGATCTGCCAGACATTCCACTGCCGAGCGCGGGGCAGGGTGTGGTGATGCCAGAGGGAGTGCTGCGGCCACAAGTGCCGAGAGACACTGCACCACCAGTTGCAAGTATGCGGTTCAAGACACGTGATGGTGTTGACACAACTCGGCTTGATCCAGACTTCTCGGCACGTATAAATCGTCTGTACGATCTTGTGCCAGAGAAGATACGCGACTCTGCGCTGGTGTCGGATGGTGTGCGGTCGTTAGAGCGACAAGCAGCGGCATACGAGCGATATAAAGCAGGGACGGGGGGACGGGCAGCCGCGCCAGGTAACTCACAACATGATCCGTCACGGCGCGCAGCAGTTGATTTCTCAGGCAGTGGCTCGTTCTTGACGTGGGCGTGGTCGGCGGAAGGGAAGAAAGCGCTTGCGACTGTCGGACTTGATATGCCGTTCGCGGATGATCGCGGGCATATGCAGAAGTCGGAAGTGGGAGCGCGATCGGCCAGCGTAACGGACGCACGGCGTGCAAACCAGTTGAGCGCGGAGGATTTGCCAGACGTGCCGGTGCCAGGGTCGGCAGGGAGTGTGGTGGATGCTGGTACGGCTGTGCCGACGCAGGCAGACATACTTACATCAGAGGATCAAATCCCAACGGGCGGGACTCAGGAGTACAGTCGCGCGAGTGCGGCACTCATGCACGGGATAGCGCGAGGATTGGTTGAGCCGCCGCTCGCACTGGCGCAGTTGACGATGCCGCGCGAGACGATGGAGCCGATTGAGGCGAAGCTGCGACAAGTCGAGTCAGAGTATGCGGACTTGAAAGAGGAGCACTCGGGGCTTGAGACGTTGGGGCGGTTGACGGGGGCGACGGTTTCGATCATGGCGGGAGCGCGGTTGCTCGGAGCGGCGGCACCGGCTCTGATGCCAGCGATGGCGGCGAAAGCGGCGCAAGCGGCATGGCAGGGGATCGGGGCGGTGGGCCGGGGCGCAGCGACGGGCACGGCTATCGGCGCGCTGAACTTCTATGACCGTGGGCCAGAAGGGGAGGAGCGCCCGTTCGGTGTCAATGCGCGTGCGTTCGACACTGGCGTTGGTTCTGTGCTCGGGGTGCTCGGCGGCACTGTCGCACGGAGTTTGGAGTGGGGGGCGCGGAACATCGCTGACACTGCATATGGGCGGTCGTTCATTCGGCTGATACAACAGACGACAAATGGGACAGCGAGGAACACAGGGCAGGCGCAGACGGAGGCGTTGTCGTACTACGAACAAGTGTCAAGGCGGAGTCGCCAGAACTACGCGGTGCGGAACGCGGCGGGGCGAGAGATTGAGGGGTTTCCTACTGGTGTAGGGCCGGCTGGTGTAGACGAAGGGTTCACACAAGAGATTGATCGTGCTGTGCGGGAGAGCAAGGATGCAGGTGTGAAATCGTGGGTGGAAGGAGTAGCACGTGGAGTGAAGAAGACGCTCGGCGTCGAGACGGAGGAGGGGCGGTTTGCAGAGTGGCAGCGGTTGCAGAATGAGTACGAGACGCAGATTGCGAGAGCGATACCGCAAGGGTTGTCACCGCAGGCGCGGCAGCAAGCCGCAGAGCGGTATGCGGCGGCTGGTGGCGCAACACCTCCCCCACCGTTCGTTGCACAGCCTGTGCCGTCCGAAGCGTACTCGCAAGCTCGCACTGAAATCAACGCCGCGATCAATCGCGCTGTACGTTCGGGCAATACTGCCGTCGAGACACAGTTGAAAATGATGTTGCGAGGGGTGGATCGGGTTGCAGAGGACGCAGCACGCGCTGAGGGCGTCTCGACGGCAGAGTTCGTGCGGAGACGTGAAGCGGCAGACAAGTATTTCAAAGAGACGGTCGTGCCACTGCGGAAGTTCTTTGACGGACGGACGTTTGAGCGTGCGACACAGCCAGTCGAGCAGGGGGGGATCACGACGGCAGCGATCTACGACAACATCGTGGCGGTGGTGAATAAGGATGACGTGGAGCTTGCGCGGTCGCTCAGGAAGGTGTTAGGGCTG